TCCCCATTGTACTGAGATTTCAAATCCATTATCGAATTTCATTCGAAATCCTTTATTTTGTGTTGCTGTAAAACTCATAATTTATTTTTTTAATGATTCTTTAATATAAGTACCAAATGTAAATACTATACACCCTAAACAGAGTGCACACCATCCCATTCCTGCTATTTGTACTATTTGTTCTACCATAACTTTTATTTTCTATTTATTTTTGCAATACAATCCCCATCTTCTCTTGATTTAACAATATGGCAATGTTTACAAAGTAATTGATAATTATCTGGATTTTCTAGTTCTTTAACCCCCTTTAAATTAGAATCAATATGATCAACATCCATCATTTGAGATTGACCTAATATTTCTAACGTTGGATAGCATACTACAGGATCAAACCCACATTTCTCACATTGGTGTTCCCCATTCAACCATTTTTCAACTTTATACATTAAGTGGGGTCTATCTAATCTTATAGCAGCCCTACAAATTTCTTTATATTTAGCATGTTTTACACATACTTTAGAAGTTCCTAATTTTGTAACTTTATTACACCAAGTTACTCTACATATCTCTTTCTCCATCATATATGTGTTTTACTGTGGGGAATCTTAATGATATGCCTCCTTTATCGTTTTTGGTTTCTTCAAAGTATTGAACAGTGATTGTTTTACCTACAATATCTGCATAAGCATATTTGATTCTTTGTTCTTGACTAAAACCACTACCAACTGCAACTTTATGTCCTTTATGTTCAATATAAACTTGTGCTAACATATCAATATATTCTTCACGGCCCCTTTTTACAATTCTCATCTCATCAACGTCAGAATCTAATACTATATATTCAGCATCGAAGAATTTCTTTACTTTAAGTAAGTTTTTACTACGCTTACCTTCATAACCTACATTTTTACGTAACATAAATCCTTCCCAATTATTGTCAGTTGCCATTTGACCCCATGTATCAAAATGTCTACCATCTCTAACAGCATATTGTTCTAAATAACGTAATACTTCTGTAGTATCAATTTCACGCATTTCTGTAGGAAGGGTTTGTGCATGACTCCTATTTACAAATGATCTTAATTTATGTAATCTATTTTCTAAAAGTTCAGTTGATTTTCCTTCATCAAAATCAGATTTGCTTAACATATCAAACATCATATAAGCTGGGTTTTCAATTTGATGATCTTTACGTCTAAGTTCTTTCATTACACTTTGGAAATCTTCATTACCATCTTTATCTAATAAACAAATCTCACCATCAAATACAGTGTTAATTATGCATGTTTCTTCAATTGCTTCTTTTACTTTATTTAATGTAGTAAATTCTTTACCCATTCTAGAATAAAGTGTACATACTCCTTCATCATCTACAATTGCTAAACAACGTATACCATCTAATTTTCTACTAGCATACCATTTTTCATCTGCACCTCCACCAAATAAAGCTAATTTAGGTTCATAATTTTGTGCTAATGCAACATTAAATTCAGGTATTAAACCTGGGAACGCTTTGTTAATTACTTTAGCACCTGCTCTGATTTCTAAATCTTTATCAATGATACGATAAATTAATTCTACATAATCAAGATTCAACCCTTCTGTAAACGCATTGATATAAGCAATAGCATCATGCCCTGTTATAGTGCGTTTATTTAATGCATCTAACAAATAAAATAAATCAACGTATCCTAATTTATGTATGTCAGGATTTTTCTTGATTGTTTTACTTGTTACATTATACTGCTTATAAGGATTATAAGTGTAATGTAATACTTTTGCAATAAAGCGTGATTGTTTAAATAGTATTTCTACTTTGTCCAAGCTACTGGATGTAGCTTGCATATCATCTACAAATTGTTGTAGTTCTGCTAATTGTTCGTTGAATGATGACATAACTTTTATTTTTGATTTACCATAATATACGAAAAACTTCCACGGTAACCAAGCTTTTTCATGGAAAAAGAAAAGACGCTATTAAGCGCCTTTTCCAAAAAATATGTTTAAATAAACTCTATTTCTTGCCTACAAAGAATGACATTACGACTAGTAATACTACTAATCCCGTAAATCCACCTGTACCGAAGTCGTTTACCAACGTGGTAAGGTTACCAATTACGTCCATTCCAAAAACTGATCCGCCGGTTAAAACGAACCACAAGATTGTTACAGGAAGTACAGCCATTAATACTGTTCCTAATCCACTAAAGAATCCTGCGATGTATTTGATTACATTTTCCATTTTTTTTAATTTTTTTAATTAATACTAAGTTTAAAATCTGTACGAAAGACCTAGGTTGAAAGAACCTTCTCTTTCTCCCTCTTCATCCTCATTTAAACCCATACTGTAGTTGGGTTCAACGTTGAGTCCTTTCCAAACGTTCAAAGAATATCCAATTCCAATATTTAAATTGTCTATTGTTTCTTCTGTTGGTGCTTGTAATGAAACGTAAACGTTATCATTCCAGCTGTAACGGCCCCAAAGGTCATAAGAAGTTTCGCCTTCTGAATCTTCTCCTGCCTTGATAAAACCAACAGTCCAAGCATCGTTTACTGCGTATCCGATACCCATGTTGTCAGTTAAGCTCATCAATTCCCAATCCTCTCCTTCTGCTGCTTCATTATAGGTAGTAACTACCATAAATTGTGCAGATGCAAAGAGTGTAGTGAATACAACTACAGCCATTGTCAAAATTAATTTTTTCATAATAATTTGTTTTGGTTAATAATTTAAGTTAATTGTGTTAAACAAAATAATACATGAGACTCTCTCACATAAATAATTATACTTTTTTGGGAAAACGTAGCAATTGCCACTGTTGTGTGGTGTACATACTAACATTCTTCTCAAATGCATTCATGTAATATACAAAATAGAATTTGTATAACCACACTAAATTAAAAAACTTTTTCATTTGCAAACCATGCTAAATTTGCAACTTTATTTCATTAATCTTTTAAAATGCTCTTTTAGAGTTTCACCTCTAGCATTGTAAATTTCTTCAAATGCCCCTGATGCTGATTCTCTTTCTATTGCATCATCACCAGCTGTTGCATCACTAGTATCTATATCGATATTTGATTCTTCTTCTAAATAATTAATTATAAAGAATTCATCAAATTCATCAAGTATTTCATCATCACTACCCATATTGATAACATCTTCATAATGTGTATCAACGAATGATTTAGCTACACTTTCGGGTACTGATTTTTTAGCCCTAACTAATCTTATTATTGATTTTTCTATTTCCTCTCTATCTTCATAAGGATCTAAGCTGGTGTCAATAGTTAAATCTTGATCCATTTGTACTTCTAGATTTGGATCATCAGCATACTTATCATATTCTTCGTCTTCAGGCTCTAGTTTTAGATCATCTTCATTAATTTTACTATAGATGTAATCTAAAGCAGCATCTTTATCGCCTTTATGTAATTGATCAACAACTTTTTGACCTAACGCTGCATATTCACCATTAGTCTGTGAAGGACGTTCTCCAAATTTATTTTTAATGTCTAAATATCCTGAACCAATTATAACTAAGTCTTCATCTGGGTTGTCTAAATCTTCAGGTTCAAGTCTAAAATCTTCTTCATCTTCTGGTTTCATGTTTTCATTAATTTTAGGGAATATATTTTTGGCCGATACCATTCTATTTGCTAATTGATCAACCATACTTCTATGCCCCGTGTTTTTAATTTCAACCCAAACACCATCACCTGTCCACCAAATATAAGCATACTCGGCCCCATAAGAAACAATTATAGCGGCTATTTCATCTAATGCATCTTCCCAATTTTCATTTAATGTTACTTTTTCGGGAGCTCGTTTATTTTTTGCTTCAATATTACCATTTTCATCTATATATGAAATATAACCCTCGTTGGCTATTTTTTCAGCATACATATCTCCATCGTAATGTTCATCTAGAATTTTTCCTAAATGATCAGGATAACCATCATAGTGATTATAAGTACAAGTTAATTCTCTATCTTCATCTAAATAACATATAAGTGCTCTTGTTGCCATATTTTTAGTTAAATTTATCTAACGTTTTTGCTAAATCAATTTGTCTTAATTCTCTTCTATCCGCAGTTGACATATCTCTACCTGCTTCATGATCTCTTTCTTCTTCATCTTCAAGTTTATCTTCTGCATCATCCATTTTCCATTTTGGAATATCTTCATCTTGAGGAACATCTAAAGCTCTATGTAAAGCTCCTGGTCTTTTGATAGCATGTTGAATCCAATCTTCATTCTCATCCACTATTTCTTTTTTAGGTTTTTTAACACCATTTTCTTTATCAAGTTTCTTTTCAAATAGTTTTTTAGATCTTTCTAAGAGTTTAATTTCTTTTTGCATTTCTTTAACTCTTTTCTTATCAATTAATTCAGATAAATTTTCATCTTCTTGAACCATATTGATTCTATTATTTTTAGCTTCAACAGCTTCATCAAGAGCAGCAATTTTAGCTTCTAAAGTAGTAATTCTACCTGCTTTTTCAATTTCAGCTAATTGTTTGTCTATTTCTGATTTTTTAGCTTCTGCTATAATACCCTCATCTAACCTATCTGGGTGTATAGGAACTGATCCAATTTTCGTTATAAGTAATTTTTCTGCGCCTTTAATAGCTTCATCTAAACCATCCATCACATCATCACTTCCTACTACATTCCAGTAATCATGTTTCATTTCTGTTAATTTAGTAATAAAATTATTAATATCATCTGGATTTCCTATTTTCCAAATTCCTTCATCAATAGTTCCCTTTTGTTTTGCTTCATATGCTGCTTTTACACTAGCTAATGTAGGTAAAGCTTCACCTTGTTTTCTAGTGTCATATCCTGGGGAGTTTTCGTTTAGTAAGGTTTTTTCTTTAACGAATTTTTTAAGATTAAAATTATCCATAGTATTTTATTTTGTTATAAATATGTGAAGATTAAGTTAAATTATATTTTTTTCTATATTCATTGATAAAAGATATACCCACACCAACTTCTAATATTTTTGCTTTTGGGGGAACACCTGGTAATTTAGGAGAAGTAAGAATATAATCTATATTTTGATTATTCCATATTTTCATTTTAGTTCTAGCATTGGATCTATTTGAAGTTTTAAATACCATAACAACTGGTAATTTACCATAAGGTTTACTTTTTTCTATTTCAATTTTCCTTGTTCTTTTTCCACTAGGTAGAATTTGTTCTACTTTCCAAGCACCATTTTGATTTTTTTCATCATCAAAATACCACTTTGAATCCTCAAATTCTAAATTATACTTTGTTTTACGTACAGCGTTGTCTAGGGGTCTACCTCTTAACATTTTTTATATCTTTAAAAGTTTCTACTAATCCCCTATCATGTTCATCCCTTAATTCCACATCATTATCTATCATTATCTGACAAACATTGATGCCGGTATCTCCTCTAAACCTGGGTTTCCAACCTGATTCTTTTAATCGCTTTGATTCTTTGATGATTTCTTTTAATAATTCACTCATAGTTTTTCTCTTTATTTACAGGATAAATATACGAAAGATATTTTGGGGAACCAAATCATTTATGTGAAATTTTTAGTAATCACATCCATTTATTTTTTCTAAAATACCACCACATACCTACTACAGTTATAATTGTTAGAGCTAAAAATACCCAAAAACCATGATCCCCTGTTAATAATGGGACATCATCAAAATTCATGCCCCACATTCCCGTATAAAAAGATAAAGGTAGGAAAATTGTAGACCAAATTGTTAATAAATTTAATCTTTTATTTATTAATTCATTTTGTTGTTTATCCAACATAGTCTCTAAAATCATATGTAGTTCTAATAATTCTCTATGATCCTCAACTATAGTACCATTAACTTTAATATCGAGTAACTCTTTTTTTAATTTATAAAATTCTTTTATATTTATATCTTTTCCTTCAAATATATCTGTTTCGAATCGAGTGAGTTTTGTTTCTAATTTTTCCATATATCTAATACCCATAGGGTTGATTCAATAAAATATAAAATTCCTATTAACATCATACCATAGTGTGTCCATCCCCCTTGATGTCCATATGTAAAATCTTGATATATTGAGGGGACGGCAGATAACATGATTGATAAGCTAAATAGCAATTTAATCCATTTATTATTTAAAAATTTTTTCATTTATTGTTTTGTTTTGGGGGAGGGTAATAGTTGACTTAACAAATCAGCTTGAGCATCATCTCCCTGCATTCTAATTTGTTTTATTTTATTTCTTAATACATCTAATTCCCTTTCACTTACAATCCCGTCTTTATTTAAATCCAATTTATTATATTTTGGAACTTCCTTTTCAACTATCTTTTCTATCTCAACTGGTATTTCTTTAATTACTTTTTTTTCTACAATTTTCTCAACTTCTATTGGTACTTCTTTTATAACTTCAACTGGTACCTTTTTTATTATTTTTTTGGGTTTTGCTTTTTTTTTTTGAGTCTTTTTTGGTTTTTTTTTATTCTTGCTTTTAAATCTTCTGAGGGGGTGTTTTCTTTTTCAGATATAGGGTAGGATTTATCGAATTCTTTTCCTTCAGGTACTGACATTTTCACCTTTATTGGTTGCTTTATTTTTATTGGTTGGGGGATAAAAGTTGAGATTTTGATTTGTGAAAATGCAAAATTTGCATCTACAACCAAAACTATAGCTAAAGGATCAAATACAAATATAATAATTAATAAAAACCAATTAACTACTCTGTCCATTGACCATCCCGTTATACCAGCAAGATATCTAAGAGGTCCTAATTCTCTTTCACTTTCGTTAGATATTTCCTTATCTAATAAAGCCATATCAGTTAATGTAATAGAATCTATTACTGCTTCTAATTTTAAATTAATTGCATTTCTATCTTCTATTGATATTGATAATTCTTTTTGTAATGCCCTTCTTGCTGAACTTGATGATGTTGTGATTACTTGTTCAGCTTCGGTATCATAATATTGTACTTGAGTAGGATTTGAAAGGGAGATTCTTAAATCTGAAATTGATTGATTTAATTGGATTTTTTCGATATTCAAATCTTCCTTTGTTTCTTCAAACCTGATCTGCTTCTGGTTTAATATAGCTAATGATTTGTCTAGTAATTCAGATTGAGTTGCTGTTGATTGGTAAGCAGCAGATAAAAAACCATAAATACCTCCTGATGTAATTACCATTAATGTAAATACTGCTACCATTAAATAACCTTTAAGTGCCTTATTAATTGTATCCCAATATTGATAAAGTAAAGAAGCAGTAACTAATTTAGCAAATTCTAATGAACCTGCCATTATAATAACTTGTGTTGCTGCTCCAGCAAATAATTTACTCAATCCAAAGACTGAATAAAAAGCTGCACTACCCGCTACGGATAATGCTGAAAGCGCCACTACTAAAGGAAATATTCTTTTTTGGATTTTTTTCCACATAACTTTTTATTTAGATAATATCCTTAGACTCAATAAGAGTATAAGTAAAGCTATTTCCCCAAAGGTCTCTAGCTTGACGACAAATTTTCATAAATACAGCAAAATCATCATTTGCCGCAATTACTTGGCAACCTGCTGACCATTTATCAACTTGTGTTGATTTATTTCCTGCGTACCTGGTGGCTCTATGAATATTAATACCAAATATTCCTTCTTGTACACTTTCTTCTAAGAGATCATATTTGTCATCACGATTATTATCTCTATAAACTTTTAGGGGTTTTTGTTGGCATAGAGCTTCATACCTACCTTGGTGTTTTTTGATTTTATGTGATCCTCTATATTGTCCAGGTTTTAAAATTGCAACTCCTTTTTTATACATTATATTTTCTACCCAATGAGTACCAGGATCCGTTGTACAATCAAAACAATGAGATTTCCATTCATTGTTTAATCTATAAGATAAAGTCATACAATCATCAAATGAATTTGTAACTTTATTTGCTGTTTCTGAATTCCTAATTCCAACAATATTTAGATTGTGATCCCCCATTGTAAACCATCTATATCCTTTGGCTATAAGAGCATTTTCTATTTGTTTTGTTGTGTAGCAATCCATTACTTTGTATCATCATTAATAATTCCATTCTCCCTCCTCATCATAATCATCATAGTCATCATAATAATCCTCATG